TTTAAAATTAACAATTTAATGTTAAACGAGTAATATAAAAATGTACATACTTTTACCCACATGATTATAGCACACATTTATATTAAAGGACAAATTGGTGATTCATTAGATGCTGATGGAAACACAATTGAAGGTGTAAAATTACAAGATGTTGTTTTACAGGTTGAAGCCAATAAGGATGCGGAAGCATACCATGTTCATATAAATAGTCCAGGTGGATCTGTTAATACAGGAAGATTAATTGCTGATTACATTTCTAAATTGGATGATGTAACTACAATTGCTGAAACACTTTGTGGTTCAATTGCAACTGAAATTCATTTGGCTGTACCTGTTGCTAATAGAAAAATTATTGATGGTACTGAATACTTTATTCATAATCCATTATTAGAAGGTGTTACAGGAAATGCTGATGAGCTTGCAGAAGCTTCTGCATACGTTAAGACATTTGAAAAAGAAATGGTTAATATGTACGTTAAACAAACAACAGCTGATAAAGCTGCAATTGAGGGTTTAATGAAAGCTGAAACAAGCTTAACAGGTGATCAAGCTGAAACACTTGGATTTGTATCTGAGGTAATTCCAGCAGTTGCATTAAAACCTGTTGCATTTTACGATAAGCCAAAAGCAAAAAAAGAAAACAAAATTAAAAATATAGACATGAGCAAACTTACCGATCAAATTAAAGATGGATTCGCTGAATTAAAAGCTGAATTAGGAATTACTAAAAAACCAGAATTAAAATCAGCAATGGTTTCTACTGATAAAGGTGATTTAACTTGGGCATCAGAAGATGCTTTACCAAGTGTTGGTGATGCTGTAACTATTGATGATGCTCCAGCAGCAGAGGGTGATTATGTAACTGATGATGAAACTGTAATTTCAGTTGATGCTGAGGGTAATGTTACTGAGGTGGTAATTGTAGAGGTTGAAGAGGATGATGTTGATGCTTTAAAAGCTAAGTTGGAAAAGATGAAAGCTGATCATGAAACTGCTATGGAAGCAAAAGATGAAGAGTTTAAATCTACTTTAGATACTGAACTTGCTGCTTTCAAAAAAGAAATAGGTTCAAATTTTGTTCCAAAAGGAGAAAAGAAAATATTTAGTAAAGCTAAAAAGAAAGAGCCATTAAGTATTGCTGATCGAGTTGCAGCTAAAAAAGCTGAGAAGAAAGCAAGATTAGAAAAAGCCAAAGCATAATTAAGATGCCACAAGAATTTAAAATACAAACAGAAACTAATACTTGGAATATTATTACAATTCCAGATGGTGAAGAGTTAGCAGTTGGAACGAAAGTTTATGAGGGCGAAAGAATGATGTTGATCGGTGGTGTTGAAACAATGATTGCTGATGTATGTTGGGGAGGAACTTATTTACTTGAGAATGGAAAAAGTATTGAGGTTGCTGATGGAATTATAGTTGAAATAAATGAAATTCCAATTGCGATGAAAGATAGAGTTGCAGCAAGAAAAAAAGAGATTAAAGAAAAATTGAAGTTAAAATATAATTAGAAAAAAATAAAATTTAGAAAACATGATAATTAATCCAGCAGATTTAGCCTTTAATGGTGACGAAATAAAAGCATTAAGTGAAGCAATTTTTGAGCAAGTTTTTTCAAAACCTGATCAAAATGCATTTGTTACATTTGTTCCTGGTGTAAAAGCTAAACAACAAATTGCCTTATTAGGTAGAATGGAAGGATTAACAGGTAAAGGTGTTGGTGGATGTGATCCAGAATCTAACACTAATACTATTGGAATGAGCGAAAAGTTTTGGGATCCTGAAACGGTTTCAAATCGATTTACTGAATGTTGGACTAACTTAGAAAATTCTTTCTTTATTTATGCTACTAAAAATGGTTTGGATAAAGCAAATCTTGATGGAACTGATTTCTGGATGTTCTTACAAGAAAGAGTTTCTGACTCATTAATTGAGGAAGTATTCAGAATTGAATGGTTTTCTGATGTTGATGCTGCTGATGTAAATGCTTCACCTCCTGGTGTTCTTACTGCAGGAACAGATCCTTTATATTTTAATAAAATAAATGGATTCTTTAAACAATTGTTCGCAATTGTTGCTGCTGATGCAAACAGAAAAACAGCTGGTATTGATGCAAGAAATGCTGGAGCAAATTATGCAGCTCAAGAATTTAATGCTGCTGATACAGCTGCAAGAGTTGTTACAAACACTCTTCAAAATATGCGTTATGGTTCTGATTTCAGATTAAGAGAAATGCCTAATCTAATGTATGTAACTACTCAATCAGTTGTTGATCAATATGAAAGAGAGTTGACTGATGCTAATGTTGCATTTACTACTGATCGTTTAGAGAATGGTGTAACAGTTCTTAAATCAGGTGGTATTGAAGTACATGGTTTCCAATTTTGGGATAGAATCATCAGAAGATGGTATGATAATGGAGTAACTTATGAGTTACCTCACAGAGCATTATTACTTGTAAAAGAAAATATGCAAGTTGCAACTGAGGATGTTGCAAACCTTACTGAAATGGCAACAATTTATGATCCTATTAAAAAGGATATGCACTTGGATACTGAGTATGCAATTGATGTAAAAATTGTTGAAGATTATTTGATTCAGTCTGCTTACTAATTGTAGGCAACTGAATTATTAAGAAGTTAAAAAGAAGTTTTAAAATTTAAATAAAGAATCATGATTATATTAGCAACCGTATGTGGGAAAATCACCAAAAGTTTAGACATCAATTGTGATGATCCATTACAGGCTGGTGCTGAGGATCAGTTAATCTTGATCAACAGGGATGATTGGTTAGCTGCTGCAATTACTTATAATTTGGCAAACCCTCAAATTATAGAGGATGTTGTTTTGCCATCTGGTATTGTTGCATTTTCTTATCAAGGTAAGAATAATTCAATTGGACCTAAATATGAATTTATCAAGCAAACATTTGCTGAGGTTTATAATCATGAAATTAACTTTAAGGTATTTAATGTTTCACCTGATGCTAAAGCAGAACTTGAGGCAATGGCTAAAGGTTCAATGGTTGGTATTGTAAACAACAAGTATAAAGGAACTAATGGTAATGCTGCATATGAAGTGTATGGCGCTGATGCTGGTTTAATCATGTCTCAGAACATTAGAGATTTAATTAATCAGGATAATCAAGGTGCATTTGATGTGATCATCAAATCTGATGAGCAATCAATGGAGCCTCATATGCCTAAAACATTCTTTAATACTGACTTAGCAACTACTAAGACACTTGTTGACGGATTATTGTAAGAAACTAAATTAATTTATATAATTTTGAAAGCATAATCAAACCCGATTATGCTTTTTTTTTTTTTTTACTTAGATAAAGAAATAAAAGTTGTACTTTCGTATGAAGCAAGTAGATCCAAATGGAGAAACAATCAAGCTTCTAAGGAGTGGAAACAAGCCAATAAGGTTTCCATTGCCGTAATGGGTGAAGGACTTCAAAGAAAAACAAATTGTGGATGCATAGATGATTTATTTTATATGCTCAAGACATTAAGTAAAGAGCGTATTAATCAAAAACAAACTCAAATGAGTAACAAATTCAAATTGATTGATGGGAAAATGATCCATCACGCAGGAACGCATTACACTAATGCAAATTTAACAGATGAAAAAGCAGTTGAAATATTAACTAAATTTCCATCACACATTAGAACATTTGCAACTTATCCTGAAAATTGGAAAGAGCTTACAGGAAAACCTGCTGCAAATGTAAATGAAGATGAATTTAACGGTTTAATTCCGACAGGTAAAGGTGATAGTTCAAATGTTGATGCTCCAACAGGAAGAGAAGCTGAATTATTAAAAATGGAACAGCCTGATTTATTAATTTTAGCAAAAAATATTGCTGCTGAAAATGATGAGCTTTCAAATCCTCGACACAATACAGGAGTTGTAAAGTTAACAGCGTTCATTTTAGAAAATGAGTAAAAATTAATTAGATGAAAGCAACGGTTACCGATGTAAACAAAAGAATTAGTATCAAGCCCAATAAAACGCTTGGTATAATCAGCTATGATATAGATGATTCATATCCTCAAAGAATACAGGATATAATTAATTCAAGTGGTACAGGTACACTTTGCACAGCTGTATTTGGAAAGTTTATTTATGGAGCTGGTTTTGTTAATGAAGCATTAGCAAAAACAGTTGTTAGCGCTAAGAAAGTTACTGCTAATAAATTACTATTCAAAACAGGAAAATCTATTTCAAAATTTAATGGCGTTGCAATTCATGTGAATTACAACGCATTATTTAAAAAAACATCATTTAGCTATGTT